AGGGTAGGGACGGCTTAGGCGCTGTCGCCGCCGTAATCTCCCAGAGAGCCATCAATCGAGGTCTGACGGCTCGTGAGGTGTGCTTACAGCCCTATCAGTTCTCTTGCTGGAATGGTAAGACTGAGCAAGACCTGCAGCACCTCTACAGGTCTCCTATGGCGGCCTTCGCACTTTACCTTGAAGAAAACATTGACCGCATTGACAGGTCTAAGATTAACTACGCAGACCACTACTACGCAGACTACATCAAGGCCCCATACTGGGCTAAGGGCCGTAAGCCTGTGGCACGAATTGGAAGACACATTTTTTACTCGTTATGGAAAAAGAAACAATAATAACCGAGGACAACCCTCGAGGACACATGTGCGCCTCCAAGATCGGAACGCACGAGGAATGGGGTAATGCCTTCGACGCCTTCTGGCGTAAGAGGGGAATGGAAACCAGCTACGATAGCCCTGCAGGGCTTAGAAAGATAAAAGACGATGAATAAGACCGCGCAAGACATACTGAGAGTAGCAGAGGATCTGCTGAAACTACCTGAACAAGTAGCCGAGAGAAACCGTGAGCATCACAAGCTCAAGGCTGACCTAGACAGCTTGAAAGTTGATGTGGCCACTGCGGCCATAGACAAGAGGCTGACTCTGCCTCGTTACCATTACGAGCTCAATCCTCTGGACCCAGACGCAAGCTGGGATCGCATCGTTCAGGAGGGTCAGGCTATACAGCACTCCTACTACACTCAGGGTGAAGAGAAGTGGCAGTCAGAGCTAGGAGACAGCCCCTCTGGCAGAGGCTGGTATGGCTCAGTGTCAATGCCTGTCATCACTATTGTTGCAACTGCTCCCGAGTATAATTTCAGGAGCACCAAAAGGCTACCGGGCAGGTTTCGGCTCTGGTCTCCTGCTCGATGGGGGAGCGCCCTGAGATTCCATTGCGACAACGGGCCAACCTTCCACGATAATTGGACAACGGATTCTGGTATTCCTTACGGCTTCAAGACTGATGCGCCTATTGGAATTTACGTGGAGCCCACTGTGGACGTTGACAGTAACTTTCGGGTGAGACCGTTTGAGCAGTCAATCGAGAACTGCTTGATCGTTGCTCATAACGGGACGCTGCCAATATACCTAGCGCAGAATCAGGACAGGTTCTGGATCCGCGATTGCAACATCATGAATCATCAAGGGGCTCAGGTTGGAATCAAGCACGGGCCTCCAGTGAAGACTGATGTCATCGATCAACCTGAGTGGGGTAACTGCTACCTTGCAGATCCTAGGTTTATCGACCTGCAGATGGAAGGCCCTCACAACGCTATGTCTCCTCAGGCGGCCATCTTTGCCTCAGGAAATAACATACACATAAGAGGTCTCAACATGTATGGCTACATGCAGGGAGTCTACCTGCACGGCGGGGCCAATCGTTATGTTCAGGGACAGATTCATACCAGCCACACGGCTGACGGCAGAAAGCCATTCCCGAGTCCCCTCTGCCTAGGAGCCCTGATCAATCAGTTCAAGGAAGGCACAGAGCACGCAGAAATCTGGGGAGCTCCTGTCCACACTTACCCACGCTCTGCAACGGTAGCTACACATACTATGGGAACTCACAAAGCAGGGGAGGGATTGTATGGAGGGTAGCGTTAAGCAGCTCGTTAAAATTGCACGTAGAGTGTTATGTTATGTGCCGAGGGCTTATGATAGTGACGGGCCGCACGGCGAGCTGGAGTCGGCCATCAAAGATGTGGAAAGTTTTCTTGATAATAAAATAAAACCGGAAGACTCAATTAAAAGTGACTAAAAAAACATGCGGCCTGTGCGGTAAGCTCAGGCAAATCCGAAGCTTTCACAAGCGAACATTAAGCAAGGACGGGCTGCAGCCATACTGCAAGTCCTGTCGTAAAGAAGATAACTACGGTAAACATATTAAACACAAATGATAAAAGCAGCCCCAAAAGGAGTCTCCAAAAGACTTCCCGTCATAGAGACTAATCAGCAACGATCAGATGAAATGACGTTTGAATACTCCAATAGCAAAAAACGTAAACGAGGAAGCAATTACACAAGGCCTAAGCGCCGCTAAACTTTCAACCCGCGAGTGCGGGACCTGAAAACCAAAAGTAGAAGATCCGTCAAATCTCTGAGATATGTCGGGGAGGGGCTGACGGTCCTCCCCACTCTTTTTTTAAAACTATGAACGATAAAATAAAACACGAAGATCTTTTGATACTAGGCAAGGGATACGCATCTGCAAACTTCAGTCATCCTGACTGGCCAACTCAAGCTATAGTTATATTTCGGAGACTCGACACAAAAAGCAACCGCTCAAATTATGCGCTAGAATCGATGAACGGCCCGTGGACGGAAGACCGCGAAAAATACGCAAGCGATAAAAGCGATATGGCTGCAGTGTCTGTGGAGCTAATGGAGTACCTGAGCGTTGTTTATGAGCCAGCGAATTTAGAGAAGTTCTGGAAAGGCCGTGTATGGTATCGATGAAAACCATCGAGAAAGATTGGGACATTGGAGGCACTATCCCGAGTGACGCAAACCCGAGTGAAGAGTTTGAGCTATGGAAAGAGTTTGCGGAGTCTCACCCAAAGTGGTGGAACGGGACTGAGTTTACTCTGGAAGACTTCGAGAAATATATAAGTGAAGTGGTAGAGTTCGGAATTTATGACTACTGACAAACTAAAAGCAATCGGAGTTGATCTACTCGACTGCGATGAAGACAGGGACCGTATAGCGTTCACCTACGATCTCGATGAAGTATCTACAATGTATGTCGTGTCCCTAATTTGCGACACGTTAAACCTGACCACGAAGGAGTTTGCCGAGAAGGTCAAGGTATCAAAGAGAACAGCAGAGGGCTGGCGCTCAGGCAAGTCATCCTCTGCTGTCTGCAAGTTGAAGATATACAAGTTTCTCAGATCTCTGGATCCGAGTCAGGAGCCTTCTCCTTCAGCGCATCTGCATACAGGTTCTGCATAGCAAAATACATATCCTGCAGAGCAGATAATCTGCCTGCAAAGTAATGCCGCTCCTCGGAGCTCAGGCCGGGTCCAGACACGTTGCTGGATTCGGCCTTTATTAGTTCGTTGAGTATTTCATCAAGCCCCTTCCTGACTGGGTGCTCTTCTGCCAGACTGAAAGCGTCCAGCATCCACTGTTCATATCCTGAGAATCTGTATTCGTTAGGCATTCGGGTTAACTCCTATTCTACCAATCTGCGCGTTCTGTTGTTGTGTAATTGACATCTGCAGGTTCTGCGCGAACTGCTGAACCAGTTGCGCGAACTGTTCGTCTTCCTGCATTTGTTTTTGATACTTCGGATTGTTCTGAATTATCTGCTGCACAAACTGCATCTTGATTCCTGCCGAAGGATCGCTCTCCACAAAGTTAGGCTGGTTACCCAGTGACATCAAAGCCACTTGACTGTTCATTTCATCGAACATTTGCTGTGAGGCTTCTGCCTGCTCGATAACCAGCTCGTCTGCCAGTGTAGGATCGATGACCTGCAGTTTCTTCCTGATCAGCTTAGTCCTGTCAACGATACCCATTGTGTCTTCAGGAAGCACGAATTGACTAATCGCCTGAAGCTTCTTCTCGACGAACTCATTGTCGAGCTCTCTGACATCGAAGTGTAGTGTGAAGTTATACTTCTTCGGGTCTCGAGGTAGCGGCATGTCAGTGCCTGTTACCATTGCAAATCGTTCGTCCGTATCAAAGACCTGTGTCAGGTCCCATATCCTGCCAATGACACTGCTCATGTGACGCAGCCAGCGATGCACGTAGGCCTGCTGTCTGAGCTGAGTCTCTACTGGAGGTATCCCTGCGTTAGGCCTGCCAAAGTAGCGGTCAGTCCGTAGCTGGATATGATCCATAAGAGTGAACGCAAGTTCGGCTCCTCGTCTGGGTGACTCCATCCAGCCAATGTCGCCGGGTCTCTGCTCAGAAACCTGCACGCCGGGGCCAACCTTAATTCTCTGGCCATACCTGAGAGGCACCTTAAGCGGAGGCAGTGTATCAAAGGATGACCTGTCAAAGACCATATCCGATTGGGCCTTGTATTCTGCCTGCCACGTTTTAACAATCTCGGAAACTCCGCGAGATTCAATGGGGCTCCGTCTTACTTTCTCTCGAGTGAATGTCTCGAACGGGTAAGTGTCTCCTGCCTCTGTGACCAGCTTGTGCTCTGCGTAAATCTCGTTGCCTCTGGAATCCTTCTCGAGGTAGGGCGAGAACACGGTCATGTATATGCCCGGGTTGCCGCTGTCAGTTACTCTGCGACTGTAGGCGTGTATGACTTCTATCAGGTTGGTCTTCTCTTCGATTCTCTCAGAACTCCCCAAGACTGGACTAAGTCCCTGATCCCATACCTGAGAGCTGTGGCCAGCAGTCTTCTTAACCTCGTCTACCCAGTCCTTGTCCCACTCTCCATTGGTAGCTTTCTCTTCCAGCTCTGCGACTGTGTAATACTCTCTGCGGAAGATTGCTCTAGCTCTCTGCAGATCGTTCGTCTCAGGCGGGAACAGGATCTCGTGATAAGGCCTAAGTGCTACAATCTTTGCCTGATTGCGTGCCATATCTGGGAGCTCGAACGTAGTCTCACCATCCTTGACTATCTCCCTGATATGTTTCAGTGCCTTGGTTCTTGTCAGTCCGTCATTACTGGCTACCAGAAGGTCAGCAATGTATTCTTCTTCATCCTCAAGCGCAGCGGTTAGAGCATCGAGCTGTTGGGGGGCGTTGACTCCTAAGAAGCCAGAGAGGGATTGGAGGTTTATAGTTCGTGGGGTCTGCGCGTAGCAACGATCCCAGATTACGTGAAGAACGCTCCAACCATACTGCGCCGCGTATTCTGCATGCAGCTCAAGCTCCTCTTCCCAACCCGGCTGCATTAAAGTTGATAGCTGCCATCTCAAGTAGAGGGCCACGGCAGATGCTGCCTTATGGTCTGATGCCTCTACTCCCGCCACATTAAGTGCGGCCCTGCCAATGGCAGAGGTTGACAGGTTTACCATAAAGCTGCAGACCTCGTCTGCCAGCCGTATTCTGGTGTCACTTGCTCCCTCCCACGGGAACGGTTGCCTCCCTAGATCCTTTGCGTGTTTCTTTCCGTCTCGGCTCTGGCCGTTCCACGTAGCAAACCGGGTCTCATCAGACTCTCTGACCCTGTAGGTCATGCGTTCATCCGAGTAAGCCCTGCGGTATTCGGTGCAGAGCTGGTTTATATTAGGGTCAGTATTGGCCTGTAATTGGTCATCGATGGTATTCATTAATAGCTTAAACTTTCAGTTGAATAATTTGTCTGCCTCGAAACATAAATCGGATCCATCAGAATAAGATACCTCAAAGCATCTACTGGATCCTTGCTCGCTCCTTTATCGCCATCGCTACCGGTCCACGTTTTTAGGCTGTAAATTAAATTCTGGCACTCCTCCGATACATACAGTTTAGGTTCGTTGAGTATGCTAACCTCCCGGCTCATGTCATAGGCAAACAGATTATTTACCAACGCACAGCTCTCATCAATATGCGCCATCGCTGAAGGCACGAACAGGAGCCCTTCCTTCGTGATTTCTCCCCCAGCTCCCCTGTCAGGGTTCGCAAGAAGGTCAATCAGGTTCTGGTTATGCTCTCGCTGGCTTACAATAGCCGTTCTTCCTGCTCTAGGATCTATGTATCGCTCATGTATACCACCGTCAGTGGCTTCCAGCTCTCTTATGAGCTGCTTATACTGTATGATATTCCGGCCGCAGTCAGCAGTCTGTGCGGGGCCTTTCTTGCCGTCAAGTTTCTCACTTGCTACCGCCCATTCTCCGTAGTTGGCCATATCGGGCCAGTCTCTATAGACAAAGATCCTGCCCAAATCATCCACTTTCGCCCACAGCATATACCAGTTCCTGTCCCCGGGAGTAGGATCCACCACCATATAATTAGTGCCGTCCTTAGGTATCTGGTCTTTCCTGCAAATATTCCTGTCTGTAAACCTCGGAAACTTGCCAACAACAGGATTACTGACATACCCGTAGGCCCTAATCTCTCTCTCCTCCCTTGTCCTACCCTGCAGCGTCTGCTCCATCCGCTCAAACGGGCTGTAAGGATTCCACTCCGAGAAAAACCAGAAGATCTTACCTGATCCACTTCTGGTCCTAGCGGTGTATGGCATATGACCTCGAGGCACTCCGTCAATAGGGTTGTCATCTTTGCCTATGAGCTTTGCGTCCCGGGTCTCTTCTATGATAGCACCGTCCATCGCATCCTTTACAGTGGATGTGAATCCCTCGATTGGTGTAAAAGTTACGACTAGCTTGCCTTTACGCGAGATGAGGCGGTATTTGAGAGTCTGGATCCACGCCAGCGGGACTAACTCGTCGCACCAAATCAAATCAAGCTCAGTTCCCTCCATCGCTGAAAGTTCCTGAGAGTAATTCTTAAACCAGCACTGGCTCCCGTTCGGGGCCACGAAGGTCTTATTACTGAAACCGTTCTTCTGTGAGAAGCCTATGTTCACCACAGCCCTCTGCCCTTTCCTCTGCTCCTTCCACGGCACAGGCAAATACTCATGCACGTAAGGCTGCTGAACCTGCACAGAAGAGTCATGCGTAGAGTGACAGCACCACACAGCAGACCTAGCCTTGTTGGCCAAAGTCCTGACTACTCTCGAGGCCATATACCGTGACTTCCCTCCCCTGTTACCTCCGAAGATATACACTATGTCTACCTTCGGGTCTTCCAGAGCCTTGTCAGCGTCTTTCCAGTGCGTAAACAGGCCGTTTGTATTGTGCCAGTCAGAGCCGTAGTTGAAGGGATCGTTCTTCTCAAGATTGATCAGCTCCTCCCTCTTCAGGTAGAAGTCCTCGAGAGCTCCCTCGGCAGCCATAGCCTGAGCTTCTTCCCTGTTGGGAATAGGGTATACAGGATGTGGCGTCCAGTTCATGCTAGTATCTGTCCAGTTGCTTTGGGCGGCCCTTGCAGAACAGCTTGCCTGAGTCCTGCTCTACCCAGACAGGGATCTTCAGGCCCTTCTGGAATGGACTGCTGTCAGTCACCCTGACAATGCCCAGATCTGTGCTCAGTAGTCTAGGGTTCATAGGGCGGCCTGTGACAGTGGCTTCTCGTGGCTCCTTGCCAGCCTTCCAGCGCAGGTCCTGCGTGTCCAGCATAGTCCTCCTGCGTGCCTTCTTGCCTCTGGTGCGTCTGTGTGGAGTATCTGTTTTGCTCATTTATTTTGCGAGGGGGGATCCGCAACGATTGCCGCTAAAAACCGAAACCGTTGACCCCCTCCCCCCATCTTGTGCTGTTTCTTCGCACAATATACCTTGTGTTTAATAGAAAGAATATACCTACTTACTCTCAACTACCTCTGCTTCAATGACTTCCTTAGGCTTGCACTGCTTGATCAGCTCTTCTAGTGCAGGTCCTGACAGATTTACGGTCTCATGTCTAATAGTTGTGGAAGGTTTACCGAGGAGCTGTTCGACTTTGTCGATTAAGATCCCAGTAGTGACGGGCAACTGCTGTGGCTTCATCTCACCACTCTCGAGCGCACTACTCAGCCTCTCCAGAGCTAGGTCTCTTGTCTTCACAAGCTTCTCTAGGAAAGCCTCTTGAGCTTGGGGATCTCTGTCAGCCTGCTCGATCATCTTCAGGCCAAGTTCACGGGATACACCGAAGACCTCCATCAGCGTATCTACACCGAAACCATTCTTAGCTGCCTTCAAGATACTCTCGTATCTCTCAGGATCTACGCGCTTGAGTCCTTTACCTGTGTAGCGAGCTATACCTGCTGCTTCTAGGTCAGGATTCCATTTGGTCTTAACTCCCATAATTTACTCTGTAATCTGCCAGCCGCCCATCCGAGTATATGTCTATTTCTCGTTTACGCAATCATACAGCGTAAATGCTGAGACGGGTATGTGTGTGACTAGGCCTATATCCTGATCGTCTCCTCTGTCTGTCCTGCCTCCCATTCTCCAGTCAGGGTAGGGGACAGTCATGTCCAGAGAGCCTAGGGCGTCTGTCCACTGCACCCAGAGGCTTACCTTGATGTCTGGGTTGATTAGGGTATACCAGCCTGCTGCAACGAATTTG